GCCCAGCTTCTTTGCCAGCCAATCCACCCCGGCTTCTTTCACCATCACTACGGCGTAGTGAACCGGTTTGCCGATCGTGGGGTTCCAGCGGACGCGGGGGTCTGAGTACAGACGGCCTTGGTCGCGATACTGGCTGGCGAGGTCTCCGCTGCTGTTCAAGATGCCCAGCTCCCGCAACCTGGTGCGGAAGGCGCGGGGCTTGATGCCGAGCACTGCGGCGGTTTGGTCCAGGGTGCGGTTCATGGCGCTATCCTCAGGCGGCGATCAGTTTGCGAACGCGGTCAAGCAATGCTTCCGAATCGGCCAGTGCTCGATCAATTTGCGCCAGTCGGCCTGACTGTTCGGGTGGCGCGGGCTGCGCCGATTCAATACGGCCGTTCGCAATGTCCTGGATGAAATCCCGCAGGTGCAGGTGATTGGCTCGGTCTGAGCGCTTGAGGGTCAGTTCGCCGGTGTGGCCGCCCAGGTCGACGTTGATGACTGCGCTGTTGTCGGTGAGCTCCACTTCAAAGCTTGCGTGGATGGTTTGCTCTGGTCGTTGAAGTGGGCAAACGGCGGCGCCACCAACCTGCAGCATGTGATGCAGCAGATCTTGTTGGGCGATTGGGATGAGATAGCTGTTCATGCTGCATCGCCTCCGAGCGGCCAGGTGTTGGCATCGATTGCGGCGGTATCAACTGGCTGAACGGCTTCGGTGCGACCTCTGGTCGTGGTGATCACCAGCAGACCGGTACGGTGCTGGATGGCCTCCACGGCTACGCGACTACTGCAGACAGAAGGGTGAAGGTAGACCGGGCAGCGGGTGTTGCTGTGCTGTGTGGTTTGCATGATTCGTACTCTTTGGTGAGAGGTGTACGATGCAAACTATACGAATGCTCATAATTCCAGTCAATGCGTATTCGCATAATTAATGTCGAAGGCATAAAAAGCCCCACTCGGAGGTGGGTTAGATTTCGGGGGGGGAATGCGCTACGACTGTAACGATGCCTTCAGTAATTCGTAGTCTTTAGCCGACTCCACCGCCTCTCCATATGACACGCCCCAGGAAAGGCATTTCATGAATCGCATCTTCTGACACAGGTTCGTCAGGATTTGCAATTTTGTCCGGGTTATCGCTTCTGATGACCCAGGTGCCGGAAAGCTGTTGGGTGAGCCTCTTAATGCTATTGCCGCCGTCCGGCCTACGTATCACATAAACCTGTTTATCTTTTGGTTCAATCTGAGACCTGTCAAAGAGTACGACATCACCCTCAAAAATATAGGGCTCCATGCTGTCGCCTTCGGCATAGATGACATACAGGTTTTCAGGTTTTGCCTTCATGCGATGCAGCCAGTCGCGCTTGAAAGCTAGACCTTCGGTGGTTTCTACGTGTTCATTTAGGTAGCCACCACCGCACGCCCCCTTGGCTTTGAATTGCGGGATCAATGCATAGTCCTTTGTGCTTGGCGAGCGATCATGCGTAGCTTCTGATCCGGTACCGAACAAAAGCCAATCTGGAGACACGCCCAGAGGGCGTGATAGGGCTTCGATTGTGGATTTTCTTGGGCTTGAGCTTTCGCCTGACAGAATCCGATTAATCGTGGGTTGTGGCACGGAAGACCTGCGACTCAATTGGCTCTCATTCAGCCCAAGGTCGCGCATCTTGTTGCGAAGACGCTCTGCAATATTCACCGTGACCTCGCCATACGTTTTTGAATTATGCGAATTGTATTGCGTCAAGTTATCCGTTTTCGTATGATTTGTTATGAGGAAGCGCATAGGTGCAGGATCATGACAATTCAAGAGATGCTTGCTTATTTAGCAGTTCGGGGTCTCTCCCAGACGGCAATCGCCGAAAAGGTCGGTTCAACGCAGCCGACTATTCATCGTGCCAGTAAGGGTGCGGGAATTTCCTACGACACGGGGAAAGCCATTGAGCGGCTTTATCTCCGTGAACAAGAAGCAGCAGATGTGAAGTCAGCTGCTTAAAAGGTGCCAGGCTGGGGCCTCTCACCAAAGATCCCCCAGCCTGGCTACGACGATACACAGCACATGCACATCGGTCGTGGTCGTAGGATAGGGTTTGCCCTGGACTATGGCTAGACCGTAAACAGGGGATTTACGGTTATGAGTCGAACAGATCTTTTGCCGGACGCCGGTCCGGTCCTTCCACTGCGACAGGCGATTTATCGCGCTGGTCGTGACTACAAGGGCGGAATTACCGCCCTTGCCTTTGACATGGTGTTGGACAACGACACCCTTCAGAAGAAACTGAAACTCGATGAAGAGCGTCGCTGGCTGAACCCTGATGAGCTGGAAGAGCTGATCAGGTTGACCGGCGATTCGCGTTTGCTCGATGCGCTGATGCGCCCGGCGGGTGCAGTCTGGTACCGCCCGGTGCCGGTACCGGCCACGCGTGATGCGTTGAAAGCCGTTGGCAAGTTGCTCGGAGAGACCGGCGAGTTTGTCGCCGCGATGCACGACGGTGCTGCCGACAACGTGTGGGAGCTTCACGAAGTCCTCGATCTTGAAAAGCAGGGTATGGACGTGATCCGCGAAGTTCTCGGAATCATGGCGGGTGCTCGTCAGGCGATGGAGGATCGTGCTCATGGCTGATGAAATCGATCGCGCCAACGACCAGGCGCAATACCTACTCGACGTCGCGCTTCAGCGCCGTCGCCTTGCGCCATCCAGCCGCGCCAGCGCAGAGTTTTGCGCGGATTGCGACGACCCCATCCCGTCGCCTCGACAACAGACGATTGCCGGTTGCCAAACCTGCGTCGACTGTCAGGGGTTGCGGGAGGCTCGGCGATGACTGAACCGGCCAAAGGAATAGCCGTCGCCGAATGGGCAAAACGTTACATCACGACTTTCGACCTCGCCCTGGTATCCATTGAACCAGGAGAAAAAGCCCCTAAGGGGCTGGGGTGGAACAAGCCGGGCGGCTACATCACCGATGCGTCCGTCGCCGAAGCATTCTGGCAACAAAACCCAAACCATAACCTCGGTGTCGTGCTTGGGCCGAGCCGTGTCTGTTCGCTGGACGTCGACGACGTTCAGTGGACGCGGTACGTGTTGTATGAATTGCTGGGCGTCGATCTGGATGCCATGGCGTTGGTGTATCCGACCATTGTTGGTAACCCTGCGCGCTTCCGGGTCGTGTTCAAAGTGCCTGAAGGCGTTGAGCTGACCCGGCATTCTCTGTCCTGGCCTAATGAAAAAGACCCTGACGGCTCGATTCACAAAGGCTTGATGGATAAGGCCAAGGCTGCGAAAGAGCAGGGCGATGGTGTCGGGGAGGCTGCGGCGCGCGCGGAGGCTGAAGAGTACAAGCGCTTCACGGTGTTCGAGCTGCGCGCTGGCCTGGTACAGGACGTGTTTCCGCCTTCGATTCATCCGGGTACCGGCAAGCCTTACACCTGGAGAACCCCACCGAACGCCAACGACGGCCTGCCGACGCTGACTGTCGATCTGCTGAATATCTGGCAAGGCTGGGAATTCTTCAAGCGTGATGCCGAGGCAGCCTGCCCGTGGGCGATCAAGCCGAGCGCGGCGCCGGCGAAGGTCATTAAGCGTTCGGCACCTGCGGCGGGTAAGCAGCCGTCGGTGATCGACGAGTTCAATCGCTGCCACGACATCGAGGAACTGCTGCGTACTCACGGCTATATCAAGCGGGGCAGCAAGTGGCTTTACCCGCAGAGCAGCACCGGTCTACCGGGGGTGACAATCGCCGACGGCAAGGTCTATTCGCACCACGGTGCCGATCCGCTCGCGAACGGGCATCAGAACGATGCGTTCGAGGTGTTCTGTTTACTCGAGCACGGTGGCGACCAGTCGAAGGCGGTGAAGGAGGCTGCGCGTATGTTGGGCATGCAGCGTTCATCGCGGCCTGATCCGCAGGATCTTCCCCCGATCCCATCCGGTGATGTGAGCGAGCCGAGCTGTGCGAACGACGACATCAGCGAGGCCGCTCCGGCTCCTGATGGGGGCGCGGGGGAGGCGCTAACACTTGACCATTTGCTTCGGCGCTTTGCGCTGGTCGAGGGCACCACGCAAGTGTGGGACTGCGACCAGTCGCGGGTGATGAAGAAGGCCGCGTTCGAAGCGCGGGTGGGCAAACCACTCGCCAAGGCGTGGTTGGATGACACGGGCAAACGCTTGATTGCGGATGATCACGTCCGCGACATCGAGCAAGCGCGGCGCATGGCGGGCAAGAAGGGTGGCGCGCTGGGTATGGCGCCGACTGACCGATTTGTGTACATCGACGGCACCAAGGATGTCTGGGATCGGGAAAAGAAACGGCGCATTGCCGAGGGCGCGGTGAAGATGGCCCTGGGTGACACTTATCCCCTGTGGCTGAACAGCAGTGAGCGGCGCACCGTGGATGTCGAACACATCGTGTTTGATCCGACCATGAGTAAAGACCCTGCGGTGTACATCAATACCTTTGATGGTTTGCCGCTCGAACCGGTCAGGGATGACGAAGCCTGCGCCAACCTGCGTTGGCTGATTTCGTTTTTGTGCAACCACGATGAAGCGGCGTCCCAATGGCTGATCCGCTGGCTGGCGTACCCGTTGCAGCACCTGGGCGCCAAGATGGACACCGCCGTGCTGATGCACTCGATCATGGAAGGCTCGGGCAAAAGCCTGCTGTTCGCTGATGCGCTGGGCATGCTGTACGGGCAGTACGCGGCAACGGTCGGCCAGACGCAGTTGGAGAGCAACTTCAACGCCTGGCAAAGCCGCAAGCTGTG